TTACCTACATCAATGTAAAAAATTCTTCTTTCAGGTGCTCTTGATATACGATAGATAACAACACTATCCTCAATCATTCGCAACTGATTAACTGGTTTGATTGCCTTATGTAAATAAGACAATATCATATTTCTTTGTTGATCTACAAGACCACTAGGACAAAATGCGATAGCGTCTTTTGCTATTTTAAGACCTTGTGTTGCACTTGCACCAGGTTGTACACCTTTTTCGTTGTAGATAAAAAATTCTTCGAACTCTAACGCACCAGGTTTTTGTACTCCGCCTTGCATTTCTTTAGGTGCAAATTCTGAACCTGGTTTTTGTTTAGGTGCTCTTACTTTCTTAACTTTTCTAGGGTCAATGTATCTTAATTCTGTGATACCTTTTTTAGTATCTTTTGGGTCAATAAGTTTGTGATATACTATTCTACCATCTACATACCATCTACGAAATATGTCATGACCTTTTTGTTCAAACTCTAATAATGTTATTATGTTATTAAACTCGTCTGATATTCTTTTTTTAATTTGTGATGAGAAAGGTACACTATCTAATGATAGTTTTACTACCTCTTGTGTGTCGTCAACGACAATAGACTCATTAATAATATCTTCAACCGCCATATCACACTCTGGGTGCATTGCGATTTCTCTATATCGTCTAATTAAATCTGCTTCGTTATTTACTTTTCCTTCGATATCAAGGTACTGACCAAAGTGACCACCACCCATAACTGTTTGTGTTCCGTCATCTGACGATGGCGCTGTAAACGATTGTGAGTTAGGTTTTTGTTCCTTACGTTTAATCTCGAAACCAAATATTTCTGCCACTACTTTTTACTCCTTTATACTATATAGGGGGTCTCGAAAGACCCCCTTTTTCAACTTTATGTTGTAGTGTTACTTTCCCAATATTGGTATCTCCAAGTACAAGTAAACTGTTCTAACTCAGTTGCCGGAGCATAAGTTAGTTCAATCGCCTGTAAGTCTTTGGGGAACATACCTCTAAAGGTGTAAGACTTGATTGTGTTTCCGTTTCTATCTAAGTGATCTACAAAAGCGTCAACTTGATAATCTACAGGATTAACTAGACCTTCATTGTCTGAATGGTTGTTAATACCGTTTGACCATCTTTCAATCGCATTTCTGATACTAAAGTCAGTATCATTAATGATTGTAGTTGTCCACTCTGCAAACTCTCTATCACCTGCCATGTAGATATTTCTACCTCTGAACGGTATAGTGATTTCACCTAGTGTTGACGCCGGAAGGTTAGTAGCAGTACACAAGAAAGCTAAACTTTCTGTTTCACCGCCTACAGAAGCAAAACCTGGAAAAGGTAAAGTTACTTTAAACTGGTTTGCTCTTGCGCCTCCGCCTTTGAGTTTCGATACGAAATCAGTAATGTTTGCCATTTTCTATCTCCCCTCTATGCGCCTGCAACTTCACTAAACGCTACGCCTGAACGTGTCGCTACGAAGTTGAGTTTGATGAAGTTGATTGAACGATTTGGTTTGACAAAAATGTCAGCAACAAATTCGTTTCTATCGATTACTTCACCTGTGTTATTAGTTTCGTCACAAACAACTGAGAAGTCTGTTAAACCTCTTCTACCTTGTAAATCTCTTAGGAAAGGTTCTACTAAGTTTCTAAACTGTGCTCTTGTAAATTCATCATTGAACTCAAAGAGTTGAAATTTAGAAGCAGTAGAAATTGCTTTCTCCATAGTGATAAACAGTCTTCTAACATTAATTCTGTCAAAAGCACTAGGTTTAGTTTGTGCCGTTTTATCTCCAAATAGAACAGTACCTTGACCAGGGAATGTTACAACAGGATTTACTCTTGCTTTGTAGAGTTCGTCTCGTTGTGTCTGGTTAGGGTTGAACGCAAGTTTAACAGCGCCTCTAATTTGTCCTCTACTGAAACCAGCAGGTGAGAAGTGAGGGTCTGCTACTGTGTCTGTTCTTGCACAAAGACCAGCAATGTCACCACATAATGGCACAAATCTATATACGTCATTGTATTTGTCGTACATATACTTATATCCACTATCGATAACTGCATAAGAACTTGATGGTAAACCATCAGCAAATGCTTTTACGTTTGCTGTTTGTGATATTGGGTCTGATACATTTACTATATCTGCTCTTGCAGGTGATACAAATGCTACAACGTCTTTTCTTGCCTCTGCAATATCAATCACTTTAGTTGCGTGAGTGTCACCAGTTGCATCTCTTCCTGCTCCGCTGTTTTTTCCACCTTGTACAGGTCCTGCGATTAAGAAGTTGATATCAACTGTTTCTGTATCAGCAAACTTATCGTATGCTAATGCCATTTCGCCAAGAGTAGGATCGTTATCGTCTGTTCCACCTGATAGACTTGCACTAAACACAGCAAATGCTGATGAACCTACAGCGTCAAAAGTTACTGCCGCCTTAGTGGTTGCATTTAACTTAGGTGACCCTGCATTTGCAAGTGTACCTTCATGATCCATCCAGTAAATATACTGACTGTCTCTGTATAATACATCTACATAATAGTTTGAATTACCTGAAGGGTCTTTTGCGTCTGACGCCTGAGATAGTCCTTCAAATGTTTCTAGAACTGTACCTGCAGTTCCTGAGATAAAACCATCTTCATCTATAACAGCAATGTGTAATTCGTCTGCCGAAGCACCTGCTGCCGCTGCGTCATCAGTAGTTGATGGTGCGTTAGAGAAGTTGAAATAATATTCCCAATGTCTTCTAACATGTGCATTGTCTGCTACTGCATGTCTTAATCCGCCTGTTGAAGTGTTACCTGTTGCAGGATCAAATCTTGATATTGATAAAACGTGTGTTGCGATAGCAGTTACTTTATAGTAATTACCTGATGGAGCAGCAGTGAAGTTACCACTTATATCTCCAAACTCTAATATGTCACCAACTTGTACACCTGTACCTGCGTCTACTGTGACTGTAGTATCGCCAATAGATTTTGCACCATTGACCAGATTACTACCGCCTAATAAACTACGATACGCTGTTGCGTTTGTACACATAGAGACTTTCAAGCTATTACCTGCTGTACCTGCTTCTCTTGCGATCCATGATCCTACAGATCCTGAACCGTCTGAATAGTTGTCTAAGTAATCAGTTGTATTTTTTATCTGTAATCCTGTGCCACCTGAGGCAGCATTAAGATTGCCAGTTACCGCTCTGACCACTCTAAGAGCATTTCCGTACTGTAAAAAGTTGGTTGCACTAAAAAAGTATTCGAAAGTGTCAGCGTCTGGTTTCCCAAAAACTCTAACATATTCGTCTTCACTTGAAATCGTAGTGATCTCATCCATTGGCCCTTTCTCACTAACTACACCAATAGCACCAATTGAAGTTGATACTGCTGGGATTACGTTAGTAAGATCCTTTTCCGTAACCAGAACGCCCGGTGATACTAAAAAAGCCATCTTGTTTCTCCTTTTGAGTGTTTAAATTTTAATATATTAAAACTACGAAACTATTTATAAATATCACGATTTACCAACCTTTCTTGTAGGTTATAGGTGTCCACGTTGTTCCGTATGGGTCTTTATAGGACTCGTCTTGTTCTAGACCATCCTCTATAAAACCAAAAGGTGCCATATCTTGTTCTAACATATTTTGTTGTTCATCTACAAGTCTAGAACGTATGTCTTGATCTGTTAATTCTTTAAAGTAAGTCTGATTTGATAACCAAGCAAACATAACTAAACACGCAACTAAATCATCATTTGAACCTTCCTCTGCTTCGTACTTATCTTTGCCTTTTAATATATAAGTCGATAATTCTGCAATTATATCAAAGTCTTGTATAATAAGTTTGTCGTGTTCTATCATTGCTTTCAAGTTAGAACAACCTATCTTTTTTACTGCCTTTGTTGTTCTTAATCCTAATTGTGATTGTTTACCACTAAAACCTGTTCCTGCAACTTGGCCTGACCTACCACGTTGATTGACCATGATAAGATTATCATATTCTAAATCGTATTGTAGTGTGTCTGCAACTTGACCACCTATGTCATTTACTTCTACTAAAATTTCTGCATTATTGTAAGACTTTGCTACTGTGTTTATTATCTGAGGAAAGACAAGAGGTTTAATTTCATTGTTTTTATATTTTGCAACAATCTTGTAAGGTATTCGTGTTGCGTCAACAACAACAAATGCTGAATTATCATTTACTGTTCCTCTTGCAACATCAACTGTCATAACATATCTTTTGTCTTTGTTTGGTTTCTCATACATGTCAAGACCTGCATTAGACGTTTCAGGATTAACATGTGACATTGTTCTTAATTTAGAACTGTTAATAAGTGTATCAACACTACCTAAGAACTCACATTCAAACTCTGTTCTAAATTGTTGCTCACTTGTATTCTTTATTGTTTCTTCTTTCCACTTCTCGTCTCTACCTGGTACCTCTGACCAATGTACTTCAATAGGTTTGTAACTATTACGTTCATGTATTGCGTCATTCCATAACTTATAAAACATATTCATTCCATGTGGGGTAGACACAATCATTACCTTAGAACTTTTACCTGATGATATAGTAGGATAAACTGAACTAAAAAATTGCTCTGCAATATTTGTAGGTACATATGCGAACTCATCTAAGAATATAATGTTATATGAACCACCACGAACAGCACTAGAAGATGTTGCCGCAGCAAGTATTCTACTACCATTTTCTAATTCTAAACTACCTTTGTTCCAATTGATAACTCCTTGTTGTATAAACTTAGGTAAGTTTTCATATGCAAGTTGTAATCGACCTAGTAAGTCACGAGCAATTGCTGCCTTGTTGGCAAGTATTGCAATGTTAACGTTAGAATTAAATATCGCATAGTGTAATAAGTATGCAATAATAGTTGTTGATTTACCAGATTGTCTAGGTAGTTTACAAATACTAAAACGATTATTATGAAATGTATCTACCATTTCTCTTTGAAAGTTAAACATCTTGAATGGTTGTAGACCATGGTCAAGTGTTACTATCTGTAAATAGTTTTCTATAAAGTAAATAGGATTATCTTGACAACGTATAAATTCTTCAACTTGTTTTTTTGTAAATCTAGTTTTCTGATTTGCTGCCTTTAGATTAGGGTTACCTAAATAAGTTTTATTTTCCATTTTTCTTTATCAACTTTTGTAACTCTGCTGTAGAACCTACAAACAAATTGTTTTCAACTTTGTTAGGTGCTTTCTTAGTTTCTTCACCTAACTTTTTCATCTTCTCTTGTAGTTGTAAAAGTTTTTCTGTGACTTCACCAACGTTCTTTATTAACTGACCTGCAACCTCATATGTTCTAGGATGCTCTGTTTCTTTTGCAAGTGTTAATATGCCGTCAATTGCGTCTTGCCCTCTTTCGACAAGATTGTACAAATTTTCTCTACTGTACTTATAGTCATTAGTAATATCTTGATCCTCTTTAGGTCTAGGTATTACAGGGTTAACTTTTTCAACTTCAACTTTAGGTGTAATGTCTAAAATTTCGTTGAGTTTGTCCTCAACCTTTTTCATTAACTATCTGTATCAGTACCAGTTACAGGGTCGTACTCTGCGGCGTCTTGAAAGAAAGAACGTTCTTCATTGAAACCAAAGTTATCATCAGCGTCTGCCGTTGTAGGCGTAGGCGTAACAACAATTCTTTGTTCTCTTTTTGCTACAGTTGTGTTTGTATCAGTATATTGATCAACTTGTACTCTCTTAATAACTTTCTGATTTTGCACAGGACCATATAGATAAATTTTTGCTGTAAAGTTTAGAGTGTACATAATAACTCGTCTTTCAGTAAAAGTACCTTCGTATGTATCTTCATAACCTACATCATTTAAAACAATAGGTATGTCTCTCACTATATCAAGTGTAGGCATTACATTTAATGTAACTGTGTAATCTGGTTGAAAAGTAGGTAATATCTGTTCGACAATCTGTAATGCGTCTTCACTATTTTTTGCCATTGTAAACAAACTAAAACCTACATTATATGGTACAGGCATGTAAGTGTGTTGTAATGATTTACTATCTGCACCTTTTACTTTTTTAAACTTTTGTATTCTGTTTAACTTTCTTGTAGGATCATATTGCAATGTAGTCATTTCAAATCCTATTCTAGGTAAAGTCAAAGCAGTTGTTGCAGGATTTTCAGCACTTCTTGCTGAGTCCTGTTCTATTCTTGTTAGAAATTTTTGTTTTGGTCCATACGCCAAAGGTACTTTCATTTTTTGTATTGTTTTACCTGAACTGTTTTTACGATAAACGTATAAGTCATTGAATAAAGTACCAAACGCAACAACGGTCTTTCGTATCAATTCATGGTATTGAGCATCCTTAAACATTTTTTATCTCCTATTTTCTGACATCACCAAAAGGATTTCTTTCTGAGAAATCAAATATGTCATTATCTGAATCAAAGTCATCTAATCCTGCAGCAGCGTCAAACGATTTGTTATCACCGTAGTTTGTATCAGACGCCATATTTTCTGTTACGGCATCCTCAAGTATTATATATTCTAGATAGTTAGGGTCATCTTCAAGTATGATGTTATCACTATCAGTCTCATCAACGATTGTATCACCTGCCTCAGATAATAATGCTTGTATATCACCTGTAATATTTTCTGATAGTAATGCACCTGAACTTGTTGTACCACTCTCTAGAGTAATTTGATTTTCTAAAACGTCTTGCGTTATAGTATCTAGTTTTTCATCTATGTCTAATACACCGGTCTCAACACTTTCTGAACTGTATTCCCAAGCAGAGCATTTTAACTTGAAGATAGGCAGATCATTAATCTGATACATTGGATCCTCATCTTCAACAAAATCTACTTGCCAAAACTTTTTAAATAAAGGCATCCATATAATGTCGCCTTCTTTAGGTCTGTTAATGTTTAGTGTATTACTAGGATTATCAACTAGTATTTCGAATTGTCTTCTAGATACAACGAAAGTTAATTCGTCTCTTATCTCTAGACCAAACTTACCTATGAGGTCACCTTGACCTGCAAAACCATTTACATCTTCAACATACATTTCTATAGAGTATGCGTCTGTAAATTTATCTGTAGTGTTTCCTAATATATCGTCTTGTGATATATTTTCTCTTGGCATATAATACACATCATTGCCAAAGACTTTTAGTTGTTCTATTATTAAATCTTCGTAAAGTCTTTTTTCTGCATGTGTGCCATGTGAGAAATAAGTATTTCGCATAGCATTATCCTACCATGTAATTAGGTGGTAACTCATAAGAGAGTTGTATCTGTTCTTCTAATCTTTGTATTTCTTCTATCGCCTGTGTGTAAATTTGTTCACCATTCATTTGCACACCGCCTAACATTGCAACTCCTTGAAACTTAGATAAGTTAGCGCCCCATTGTCTTTTAACTAATTGTATGAGATACTTCTTTAAAAAGATATCATCAAACACGTCTGTAAAAGTAGAACCATCTAACTTACGATAACATTCAATTACAATAAAGTCACCTGCGTCAACATCATTTTGCCAATCCATATCTATATACAGTCTGTTTTTATGTTGATTAAATCTTAATGGTCTTTCACCTACTAATATATGATCTAATAAATCTAAATGTCTTAGTGTCATATCATAATGAATAATACTTGTAGATGAAAAATCATACAAGTCATTTAATCTTAACTGATATCTTACATCAAATAAGTTTAGTGCTGCTTTATCTGTAAAAGGAAAAATCTTTATAACTGACATAACATTTGAAGGCATAGGTATGTAATTTTTTTGTTCTTTAAAAG